CAAGAAGTCTCCGACAAGTTCTTTGTCAAGATCAGGTTTATCGGTACGCACCGAACCGACACCGACAAGCGATTTGCCTAACAGCGTGAGCGTTGCCCACATCGTTGCGACACCGTTTGCTTCGTGTATCGCAGGTCTGCCATCAACCCAATCAATCGGCTGCCAGTTCCACATCGGATCAATTTCGATCAAGATGCGTGTGATTTCTGCGTGGCTGACATACGCCAGATTGATTCCGTTGCGTGGAATCGTTCCAACTATCTTCGGGTCGGGTGTTGCGTATTGCTCTAACACCGCTTTCAACATAACTGCTTCTGTTTCATTACTCATTTGGTTGCCTTCTCTCTGTGTGTTCTCATCACACGGTAGGGATTTCCTTGCTTCTCATATTGCTTAACTAAATCAGGTTGCTCAATCTTGAAACGAACCGAATCGAACGAGGTCTTGCCATCTTGCTGCTTCCACGATACGACTCGCACACCATTCAGCAACCCAATCTCGTTGCCCAACAGCATTTGTGCCAGCGCATCTTTCGCTTTGGCTTCCTGCTCAGCAGCCTGCTTCGCTAACGCTCGTGCTTCCTCAAGTTGTAGAACCCACTCGCCAGCACCGTTAGGCAAATCAATAGTGGTCGGTGCGACCTTGAATATTCGTGCGATGTCATCAGCAGAGAAGTTATCAATCTCGTCAAGCGGTGCGCTGTTCGTATCAACCCATTCACCGAAAACTTCGGCTTCAAGGCGCAAACTGTCTATCGCAGCCGCATTCTCAGGCAACTCAACAACGCTGATACGCAAATCACGATCGAGAACACTGAACCACACAGGGCAAGCCAACACCGCCTGCTGCGCCCAGCCCTGCCACAACCATTCGGTAGGCAGATCAGATGAATCGTGGATTGAATACCTTGTAGAAGTCTTTGCCTCAATCACGATGCTAGGTGCGCTCTCATAATCCACACCATCAAGCGAAACTGACAACCTGCCATCACGATAGATCGTGTCAGGTGTATGAAATGTGTAGCCCAACTGTTCCGATGCTGCTTCGAGTAACGGTTTTTCAAGCAGGTTGCCACGCCGAAAGATTGCCGACTCTGCCTGTTCAACTGGTTCATTCAATTTGTCTGCGAACAGTTCGCCTCTTGTTTTGTATGGCGAAGCGTTCATTAGCGCAGGAATATCGGAAGCCCCGAACACGCATCTGCCTTGCTCATCTCGCCATCGTTCAAGCAGCCATTCTTTGCTTCCGTGTTTCGGTTTCGGTATCTGTTTCATTAGAACCTCCTCAGGTCATTTGTTTATGTTGAACTCATCATTACTTAAGGGTGTTACAGGGTTGTTTGAGAATCGTTAAAACCTTCAAGCATTTCTATATCTTCAAGCAAAATATCTACTTCATCTAGACGCTCTTTGACTTCATTCCAGTTCTCAATCGTTAAAAATCTTTCATTGATGGCGTTAATGCTTCCCTCATATTCCTGCCCATTCTTGATCGTGATTAGAAAAAAATCACCTACTTCTATGCGTAATGCTTTCATATTATTTGAGTTGTTTCTTGGGGTTTGTTTGGATATGCAGCCGAATGAAGATTCATCAACTGTTCTCCTACCCATTTCGCTACAGGAGAAGCAACGGCGTTACCGATCTGCTTATATCTATGCGTATCGGCTTGTTCTTTGCCACCAGCGACCCAACGGGTGTGATCATCTGGGAAACCCATCAAGCGTTCACACTCTAAAGGCGTAAGCCGACGAACTACATCGATATTTGCAATCATCGGCGTATTCCCTCCACCTGTCCCCATTTTTGCCGAAAGCGTCATACTTTGATCACCTAAAAGCCTGACCCCATCACGATAAGAATTATGAAATAAAATTGTATGTGCAAACGCTTCGCTTCTTTCAAATGAAGTTAAAGTTGGGACAGTTTGTTCTTCACGCCAAACCTCAGCAGGTAGAGAACCGTTTTTTAATCGCTTGCCACTTCTGACAACTTTGACAAAACTTCTTGGAGTATCAACGGAAGTTTGTTGTTGTGTCTGGTCGCTCTCCGAAGAATCCCTTTGCAGGCTTCTTGCGATAGATAATATTTCTTTGCTATTTCGTGTAGCGGCTGAAGGATCGTAGATTGCGACAGTAAAGATTCTTTTGCGTCTTTGTGGCACTCCAAACCATTTAGCGTCCAACAATCCCCATTCAAGTTGAACTGCCCCACATTCGACCATCGAATTAAGGGCTGCCCCGAAATCCCTTCCTTGATTACTTGATAATGCTCCTTTGACATTTTCCCATATTGAATATCGGGGAAAAACTCCATCTGTTGCATCTCGCATCTCCTTTATGATTCGTGTTGCTTCGTAAAATAAACTTGATCGCTCACCAGATAACCCTTGACGATTACCGCCAACTGATAAATCTTGACAGGGGCTGCCGAATATGATGCAATCAACAGGAGGAAGAAACTTACCATCAACAGTCCTGATATCGCCCCACTTCGGAACTTCAGTCCAGTGATGATCAAGGACAGAACGACAATGCTTATCCCATTCAACTTGAAACTTGCAAGACCAGCCAGCCTGCTCCATACCCATATCAAACCCACCAACACCTGCAAACAAACTGCCGAATGAAGGCACTTTCATTAAATATTGTTTGATGAAACTGATTCACGAAACTTAGAAGCACATTCAATCAAGGTTTCTGAATCGTATTCAGCGATTGGATCAGGTTGAGAATAAAAATCTTTATGATATACGCCTAGAAGGAATCCAGTTCCGTCATCGACTGGTGCTGATGCTTGTCCGTCTGTGATGATATAGGTGTTGTTTTCTGTTGCATATTCAAGACAATCACAACCTCCACCTGTCTCCATATGAGTCCATTCAACGCCAGTTGCTCTGTTGATTTCTTCAATGAGTTTCTCTACCTTTTTGTAGTAGTGCATTGGTGTTGAAAATGTCGGTGTTGTCTGGTATTCGTAAGTCATTTGTTTTCTCCTTTGTTTAGAGGTTGCCGATGATGTCAAGAAACGAGATTGCGATCTCATGTTGAATGTACTGCTCGTTCGGGTAGGCGTTCTCGCTTGCTTGTGAGAACTCTCGCAAGTCTTTGCCCCACGATGTGTTGCCTTTGACTCCGTTGTAGTAGTTGCATCCACCATCGCCACGGTTCTCTACTTCCAAGATCGCTTTACCGTTCTTGTAAAGTTTGCCTTCCCACCAGTTGCCCTCTCGTGTGTTGCGTGAAAAAGTTATTTTCAGTGCATATTCTTCGAGTGCCGTAACATTTGTTGGCACACAATATCCGCTATCTGAATGTGTGCTTACAAGATCACATAATTCTTGCGTTGGTGTAACAAGTGGTTTAACCACTCTTTTCTTTTTTGTTGCTGTAGTCATAAGTCCTCCTTAAGATTTATGTTTAGTTTTTGGTTTTATCCGTGATGACGAATTAGAAATGCTTCGAATAGTTTTATGTCTGTCGCTAGCAAGATTGCTTCTTTGTGCGTTGCACCTAATTCAATCGCTTGAAAATAATCGCATCGTTGCCACGCATCTAATTCGGCTATTTCTATGTGTTGTTTTAGTGTTGTCATAAGTCCTCCTCTTGAACTATCGGGCTGGTTTGCCCGATACCTTAATTATACCTGACCAGAAGCAGAACACCAAATCATTAAAACCCTAACGATGTAAAGGTTTAAGGGCAGACGAGGAGTTGCCCTAACATTCCTGCAAGGGCAACTCAACTCGTATGCGAAGCGGAGAAGGAGAACACTCCGCACAACTTTTTACAATACCTGATTGCTTCTCACATATCCATCAGCGCACAACACTTTCATAGAGCGCACCATCTCAACAGGCACAGCCAAAATATGATCACACTCATCACCCGTCAAACTCTGCGCCAACACAATATGTCTTGGCTTCGCATCAGCCAACAAGAAACCGACACTCTCAACCACCGCAGGCTCAACATCAATATCGGCAACATCAATCCAAGTCGAAGCGACCGAATGAGCATCGTGCCAAACGATCAGCACAATCGTTCCCATAACTCACCAACCTTCCTTCTTACGATCTAAACAAAACACTGGTGCTTGAATCGTGATGTTTCTTTCAGGTGTAACAATCGCTAACGCCTGTTGAGGCTGCTCGTGCGAAAAACCCATCAACATCGCATATTCATCAAAGCCCTTAAGACTTCCATTCACAATCATTGACGGTGTTGAAATGTATTGATGCCAGTGCCCAAGCCAAAGTGTTTGAAACGATTTGCCTGTTGCCATATATCGTGCTTGCTTCCTTGCTCTCATTCTCATAATCGGTGGATAGA